CCGAGAGCGCTACGCAGTTCAGCTTCAGTTACGTATGTTGCAGGCATTGTCTTTCCTTTCTAATGTTAGCCCCGGCGCAAGGGCTGTGCGCCGGGGTAACTCTACGATCTAGTTAGTTAGATCAGGACTTGTTGAACCAGTTTGCACCAGCGCCAACCTTAGTAGCTAATGCACCATATCCGTAGTACAGCAAGTCAATTGTTCCATCGCTGTTTACGTTAGTGCGTAGCTGGAAGCGTGGTGATTCAAACCATTGATATGAATCTGGGTTGATTGCACACATTGAATAATCACCTAGACCAGTACCACCAGTTCCGGTGGCTAAGCGGTCTACGTAAAGGCTTAGACCTGCAACTGTTCCACGTACTGAATCTGGTGAAATTGCTCCACCAGCATTCTGTGGGTTAGCTGCAATATAAATTGGGCGGCCACCATCATTGTAAGACATAATCTTTGCCCATTGTTCTGGAGATACGACAAGATTACGTGCAAAGCCTAGTGTTCCCTTATAGATTGCTGCTGCTGCTGTTGAGATGAAGGTAAGCAATCCGTCTTTGTCTTCAGTTGTTGGAGTTGCGTTTAGAACGCCACCTGACGCAAGACCCTGTTGGACAAAGCTATCAGTTTCTTTTGCATAAGCAAACTCCATTTGACGTACAAGCTCATCAAAGAAAACAGGGCTTGAACGATCAATAAGCTCAACAGTAGTAATTGCGCGACCTTTGAAAGGCTTGACAGATACGCTGAGATATGAAGCGGTTAATTGTGAATCTGCAATTGCCTGATTCTCATTAATTTGAGCAACAGTTGGTACTGCTGTAATTTTTGGAATCTCAAATGTCATACCTGCATCAGGTAGTGTGCCTCTTGAAATTGCATCAACGTAAGGGCGGTCTGCATTTGATAGTGGGTTGATAACCTCTGTTAGCTGACGTGTTGGAACCATGCCAGGCGCAGTAGTTGTTTCGTTGTCGGCAGCGCGGACATACATCGCTGCATCTTCATCGCCAAGGAACTTTGCACGTAGAGTGTTTTCAAGGTACTTAGCCTTGGTAAACTCTAAACGTGGCTTGGCATAAATTGGTGCTGTAACTGTTGGGCGCGAAGCTTCCACCGCAGGGGCTTCAACCTCAGGCGCAACGGCTACGGCGTTTGTTGTGTCTTCCACAACGGCCTCGCTTTCGTTTTGGGTTGTTATTTCTTTTGCAGCATCATCTTCAGATGCAGCAACGCTCAAAACTTCCGCGCTTTTAAACGCAGCAGCTTGAACAAGACTTGTTTCTTCCATTTTGCTTTTTAGCACACGATAAACGCCATTCTCGCGCTTGCCATCAATTACCTCAACGCCAACTGAAAGGCCGCTACGTAGTTGCTCAGATGCTTCAATCAATGCATCGTTTCCGCGTGTCGTATTGCTAATCTTAAATGTTGCATACATGCCATCTTCATCTTCTCTGTAAGAAACCATGCGACCAATTGGCTTTTTTGCATCATGCTCTAGTAAAAGTTTTGGCTTAGGGCTATCTGGAATCTCAATTGATCCTTTATCAAATATGACTTTGCCAGCAGATGTCTGCCCAATCTCACCATCAAACGGCACAATCTTGCCGGAAATAGTGCGCTCACTAATTGAGCATTCTAAATCGCTAGTAAATGTTAGGTGCATTTTTATTTCCATTCGGTGATAGGTTTTCCATTTCCATGGCTTGTTCTACTGTAATTAAACCAAGTGATAGTAGTTTCTCAATTACAGTTAATCTTTCAATTGCATTTACTGCTAGGAAAGCATCTTCTACATCAAACTTAACAATGTTAGTTGATGCTGTAATGTCATTCATGCTTAGTCGGCCTTCAATGGCATGTAAGTAAGGTGCTAGAGATAGAGAAACGAACTGACGGCGCTCATCTTGAACGTTGGCATACGTCATGCTGTTATTCATATCTGCGCTAATGTAATATGCAGGCACATTCATTAAACGTGCTACTTGCGTACTCATATTTTGTATTAGGTCTACATAACCCATGTCCTTAGGACTAAAACTAGTCGGCACGTAATCTAAAGTGCTAGTCAGATAGGCTGTTGCGCGCTGTGATCGTGCCGACTTCCATGCGGCTAATATGCCGTCTACTTCTTCTTTGCTTAAATCTGCACCGGTGTTCTTGATAACACCTGAAGGCATTGGGGTTGCAGTTGCAACGCTTGTTGATTTATCTAAATCAATTGCAGCACGTAGAGTTCTTGCGCCACGCGCTAATACGCCTTCATCTAATCCTTGGAATGTAATTAATGAGCCAAGGCCAGACATAGGCACTTCTTTGCCATCAATGTAATAGCGTGTTATGTATTGGCTTACAGGATCGCTATCAAATGAAACGCGACCTGGTGCAATCCATTCAAATCTTGCTGGCCTGCCATCATCAAAATAAGTTTCAGTTACGCGCCAATATGCAACGCCAAAAAATAATAGTGAATCTACTGTCCAAGCTAATGTTACAGATATTGGTTGCGCTGTAGCTGGTTGCTCTAGCCATAATGGCTTGCCTAGTTTTTCGCCTGTGCTTTTTTTGTATAAGCAAAGTGGGAACGTTGCGATTGTTCCAGCAATAAGGTTTCTGCACCTAGCAACTGAAGGTACGCTGATAGCTTCTTCTCTGCCTACTGGATTAAATGCTAATGGTAAAAAATAATTGAAAGAATCCGTCATTAACGGCGGTGCAAGTTGCGCCTCTATTTTTGCAGGGCGAAAACGATCTAATAGACCCATCGTTTAATGATAGCACACAAAACGGACATATCTAGCATTTTAGACATAGATTTGCGGTTTGCTTTGTGGCTTTAGTAATTGATGTACGACCATGGCTAATGAAATGGCAGCTGACACATCCCCAGCCGACTTACGGCGCACGATACGCCACCCGGCATCCGATTCTTTAGCCGCGCAGTTATTCATGCTATCAACTAGCGATTGTTGCCCAGCATGAACAATCCTAACGTTAACTATGCTGTCATATAGATCAGAGCAAGCCTGATAAAACACAGTTCCAGACATATCTTGAATCTTATGGCCTGATTGGCTCAATCGCTCAGCTACGCTCATGGTGGCGTACTTATCAAAACAAATCATTCTAGGTTTGTATTGCTTAGCCCATTCATTGACTTCAATAGCCATTTTAAGTTCATCTATGGCTACTTGGCTTTCAAATTGCGCTATAACGCCTACGCCAACCTTGCCATCATCCATAATCTGCCCAGCAACTAGGCTTGCCATCTTCTTGTTAACCGATATGTCCATGCCAAATATAGTCAGCCTGCCTGGCTCTAGTTTTAGCTCAGCAAAGCCCAAATCCTCAAATGCGCGATAAGGCCAAGGCGATTTAAGCGCGCTTACCCATTGACAAAGCGTTTCAGTTCTGCTTGCTTCAACGCTAGATGTTGCGATGGCTTCTTCAATGGTTGCTTCATCAATTAAGTAGCCCAATGCTGGGTTTGCTTGATACCAAGCATCTTTATCGGTTATCTTGGCAAAATCATCCGCGCTGTATTCCCAATAGCCCATTGTAGGTGGTGGGTATGACAATGCCCTAGATCGTAAGTCATTTAATACGCTTGAATAGGCATCCCCGGCGTTACTCGTCATAAATATCTGCGAATCAGCCCGGGCTCTAGTGATTGGCTTGCTTGCTGTCCACGATTCTTCATCAATCTCACGCAACTCATCAATGTAGAGCAGATCCGCCGTCTTACCACGGCTGCCATCTCTTGTTGCCGCGACTATCTCATATCGAGCCCCACTAAGAAGCTCTACTGATTCCTGGCCATTGGCCACGCGGATCTGCTTTACCTGAGCCATCAAAGAAGGGTTCTCCTCAATAACCTCAACTACCTTGCGAAAGGTATCTAAGGCCATACCCCTATTAGATGACATAGCCACTATATTCTTTTCGCCAAAAACAAACAAACCAGCCAAGATACGTATGCGCGCTAAATGTGTCTTTCCGGATTGCCTTGCTACTAGCAGCAAAGATGTCTTTTTTTTGAACTTATTTTTTTTATCTACGGCAAGAAGCTGAGTAAGCACATATTCCTGCCAAGGTAGCAAGGTTTGATTGATCCCATCAAGAAACTTCTTGACCTCAGGCATCCTGGACTTGCCTTTATGTGGTGGGGTTTCTAATCGTGGTTTGGTTGAGCCCTTACGTGCCTTCTTCAATTAGCCCCCGGCTGACCTGGACTAATAAAGGGTGAATCAACATCAACGTGGATCGAAGTATGTCCGTTTTGTATTGGTTTGGATTGATTTGCACCTTTTGGAGAGATTTTGAAGCGAAAGGCAGGGGGGGTAG